TGTCCGATTGCCGACCGACCCGTTATTGAATCGTTGTTAGCGGAAAAGGATCACATGGCGAAGGAAATTTCGGACTTGCGTCGTAAAATCGACCTCTACGAATCCTATGCGCAAGAATACGATTATTATGCGATTCTTAACGAAGAAGGTGACAAAAATGCCTACGACAGATAAACCGGTATCCAAATGGAATACACGCGACTTCCAAGCGTACTTGAAGGCGGAGCATGAGCGGCTGTACGGCGTCCCTTACGTTCCGATGCCTACTCGCGAACCATGGAAGGCCGAAGCGGGAATGCTCGGGCGCTGGGTCGGAACGAAGCGGAATCCGGGCGAATACGGACCGGAAGTAACGAAGCGCTTCATCGATCTGTGCTTTGCGGAATACAGGCCGACGGCAGAATGGCCGGGCGTCAGCTTCGGATTTATGCAGAAGTGGATGGGGCGGAATTTGCAGCGGGCAGTGGCGGAAATCAGGGCCGAAGCAGCAGCGCAACAAAGGCGGGAGCAGCAGGCGGAAATCGGCGACGACTTTTATTAAACGGAGGGATTGCGATATGGAAAACGTTGAACAACGATATGATACTGCGGTAGAAACTGCGAGAGATGCGATTGAAGAATTGCGGCTAGCTGCTTACGCAAAAGGGTTCGAAGATGCGCGACGTGAATTAACGGCGCCGGCGCCGGTTGAAAAGACCGCACAAGAACGTCGGGATGAAATCGTTGAGCAGGCGAAGGCTGATATCAATGAGTTGAAAAATCGCAATTTCTACGAAGTGCCTGACGCTGATAATTTCTATAACCCCTACATTTGTACTGCGGAGTTTATTGTAAACAACCAAAAACGAACTGTTGTAGCATTATTGCGTGGTGCTAATACGAGCAAAGTCTACGCAAGAGGGATCGCCAAGGCCACACCGGACGATTGTTTCAACGTCCATATCGGAAAGGCTATCGCTCTTCATCGCGCACTTGGACTCGAAGTACCTGACGAATATCTCAACGCGCCGCAGCCGACTGAGGTTCGTGTGGGGGATGTTGTTAGATCGACTGTAGATAAATCGAATGAGTACGTAATAGCGAAAGGCGAGAAAGCATGGCACGAAGGTATGGCTGGTCTTTCGTCAATGGTCGCTAAATATGGAAGGATCATCGACGACAGCCGGACGGAGGTGGGCGAATGAATGTCGGTAATCTGACGTTTGGCACGCCGGAATACGTAGAGGCTACGAAATTGGCCGAAAGACAGGGTCATACGGATGAGTTAATCGATAAGATCGAAGCTTTGACGGAAGAGCTTCATTCTAGCGACTATTACATCGGTTCTTACGAGCAACGAAGAAGAGTCACTTTAATAACGCATTTGCTTGCGGAATTGGTCTAACGAAAGGAGGTGGGCGAATGGCTTTAAAGTATACGATGAATAAAGACGAAATGATCGAAGCTATGGCGCAATGGCTCACACGAAAAGGTTATGCGCCTGTGCACGGAAAGATATTAGTTAGCTTTGAAGAAATTAGAGCGGAGTTTATTATCCGCGAAAAGTAGGAGGTGAACGCCATTGACTAACGAAAGAAACTGCGTCCTGGCTAACGGATGCAAAGCGGCCGGCACGTCCGCCTGTACCCGCCAATGCCCGCACTTCATCGCACTGCATGGAGCGACAGGAAACGGCGGCCGATCTGCGGCGGCAGGCTTACCGCGAGAATATCGCCTGACCACGCTCGCCAATTCTCCGGCCAGAGCGGGGCAGCCTGCGGTATATAAATCGGTTGAAAACTACGTCAAGACGTTCGAGCGCCAATTTGAGCAGACGGAAGGCTATATCGAACCGGCTGACCGGATCAAGTCGTTGTATCTCTACAGCGCGAACTCCGGAACTGGTAAGACGACGACAGCGGCGGCTCTCCTTAACGAATGGCTGCGCGTCCATTACAGCGGATCTTTGCGGAGAGGTTTAACGCCGTCACTGCGCCCGGCCTATTTCCTCGATGTGAACGAATGGCAAACGGAATTCAACCTCGCAACCATGACGAATGATGAGGACGGTCTGACGGAGTTCAAACGTAAGATGACGCTTGCGATGGCGGCTCCTTTTGCGGTGCTGGATGACGTAGGTGTGCGGGATTGTACGCCAGCCTTTCGCGGCTATCTTCACGCAATAGTTAACGCAAGAGTGACGAATCAACTTCCGACTGTCTATACGAGTAATATTGCGCTCGGACGTCTTTCGGACGTATTCGGAGAGAAAAGGCTGGCGGACAGGATCGGCGATTTGTGTTGGGTGAGCGAATTCGAAGGCGAATCGAAAAGGGGGCTGCGGAGATGAAAACGGGCATCACTTTCGGAGACCTAGTCGCAGTAGACGGCTATCCTGACCGCATTTTCTTCGTGGATGCGCGTCGAGACGTTGAGGAAACGGACGATACCGGCATCTCTACCTACGTTGAGTTTGATCTGACAGACGCAATACACGGCGAATGGATTCTCGCTGATGCGAATGACATCCGCCTAGTCTGCCGTAGTCAGTTTGTTGACGAATATCTTGACGGAGTTGATTACGAAAACTATCCGGAGCCGGAGGGAACGGCGTTTCACTTTGCGGAATTTCTTCCGGAATTACCGAATGCCGATACCGTAGCTAAGCTTAGCGAAGGACTTGAAAAGGCGTGGGATGATATGGCGAAAGAGAAGACGAAGAAAATCGATGAGCTGCTCGATAAGTACATCGATTTTATGACGCTTTATGAGCTGATTGGCGACGAGGATTACAAGTCGTATGCTGATGGAGTTCTGGCGAAATTGAAGCGGGAGGTCGAGCGATAATGTACCGCCTACTCTATCCGATAAAGTGGACGTTTGCTGCGCTAGATTGGGCGTTTTATTACATCGGTGTCGCTGCGGCTTCCGTTTCGGGCATGTTCGAAAGCGCAGCCGATAACTTCCGTATACGTATAGAAATCGCAGAGCAACTGAAGAGGGGCGCTAGAGTCGTTTATATCGAGAAGAAGAGGAGGGATCGCGGATGAACTACGGAGTCTTAATGCTGTCGAAAGTAATCGAACAGAACGATCCGAACGCGTTGCTACGTTTTAATATTACCGCTGAAGACTTGCCGACGGAAGGCGAACGCAAGGCACTCCGATACATCACGGAATATGCGGAGAAACACGGAGGCCAGGCGCCGACGGCCGAAATGGTAACGCACGAGGTACCGGATTTTGAGCCGAATTTTGGTATCGAAGCTAGTTACGAGTTTATTGCGAAGAAATTGAAAAACTACGCGTCTTTGCGGGACTTTTCCGAAATTGTTAACGGTAGAGGAGACGGCGGAGAATCCGAATTTATAAAGCGGTGGGAGAGCGCGCAAGACAATCCAGAAGAATTTTTTTCTTGGTTGACGGAGCAAGCCGAAAGATTTAAAATTAGAACAAACGTTCGTAGTTCGGTTGGCACCGACATCAAAAAAGATATCGACAAATTCAAAGCCGAATACGAAAACCGCAAGGCTGGCGAGTCTTTCCGGATCTGGCGCAGCAAATTCGACTTCATAAACCGGGCGATGGGCGGCTATGTTTCATCGAACGTATACGTCATTTATGGGAAATCTGGCCGGGGTAAATCGGCCATAGCGTTGGAGGAAGCGATTAGTTGTGCGATGCAGGGAGCGAACGTTCTGATTTGGTCGATGGAGATGGGATGGTACGAGGTTCTCGTCCGGCTTTACGTTTCCATTTCGGGAGAGTTTGGGATCGACAACAATCCGTTAGAAGATGTCGATATGGAACTCGGAATCGATTACGCAGGACCAGGCGGCTTTAACTCACGAGATGTTCGCCAAGGCAAGCTATCCGACGAATTCGAAGCCGGCTTTATGGAGTTCCTCGATAAGATGAACGAATTGATCCCGGGTAATATCATTGTCCGCGCGGTAGACGACGAGGACTTCGACTCTCGGAAACTCCGCGATCTGAAGGCGGATATACTCGAAACGAAAGCTGACGTCGTGCTAATCGATCCGTTTTACTATTTAGATTACGAAAAGAACACGTCAAAGACTGCGGGTGGAGACGCAGCCGAAACATCGAAAAAACTCCGTCGTCTGGCCGGCCAAACAAAAACGACTGTCTTTGCGTTGACGCAAGCGGAAGAAGGTGAAGGGAAAGACGCTGATTCCGAATTAAAGTTGCCGCAGCGTAAGGACGTCAAGAAAACGAAGGCCCTACTCGAAGATGCTGCGCTATTGATTGCGGTGGATACGAATGCAGAGGAAGGTCGAGGCCTGATCGGTCTGAACAAAGGACGGGATGGAGGCGAAGGGAAGAGCGCTGAGATCGTTTATCTGCCGCAGTTCGGCGTCATCAAACAACTAGGAGGATCCGAAGGGTCAGCGGATCAGTTCGATTTCTAAGGAGATGGAATTTATCGGATAACATTGTCAACATTTACCGCGATTCTTTCGACAAATTACGAAGGATTTTTTAAAACACGGGGCGTAATATATAGAACAATCCGGCCTAATTAGGACGAAAGGAGTGATACGAAAGTGCCGTTTTTAACGTTAAATGGCCGTCAGGTCGACGTTGACATACGATATGAACTCGAACAATTCGAATGGACGCGGCCGACTTGGACGGATGAGCGACTCCTGGCCGCAAGCCCTTTCCGATATGACCGGACGCCAAGTTTTTACGTATATCTTGACGACACGGCATCCGCAAAGGCCGGCTATTGGGCTGGCGTTCTTGCGCGAAGAAACCGAAGAGGAGACGGTCGAATACCTAATCGATTCGTACGCGCCGGAATCGGATGACGGTAAATTAACGCTCAGGCTGCCGAAGCTGAAGATCGCAAAGAATCGCGAACCTCTAAGCGAATCGATTCTTGGCGGCGTGGTTGCGGGGCCTAACGATTATTTAAACAAGCGCGGAATCATGCCGGCAGTCCAGCGTCTAATGGGCGTAGGAATGGTTGGCGGTGCGGTTGCGTTGCCCTGGCGGCTGCCGAACGGCCGGCTCGCTAACGTAAAGTATCGGTCAACCCGGGGCAAAGCGTTCTGGTACGTCAAAGGCGGATGGCCGATACGGGACCTTGTTTACGGAATGAATGTCGTGTATGATCGGCGGCTAAAGCGCGTCGTCTTATGCGAGGCGGAGATCGATGCGCAATCGTGGATGACGGCGGGAGTGCCGGCGATCGGGACCGGAGGATCTTCGTTCAACCAAAAGAAGGCGGACATTATCGTCCAGTCTCCGATCGAACACGTAACCATCGTGACGGATAACGATAAGGCCGGCGAGAAGCTGCGGGCGGAGGTCGAGCGTTATTTATACGGGAAAGTCGGACTGGCACACGGGTATATTACGGAAGGAAAGGATGCGAATGAATTTTTGCTTGCGAGAGGGAGAGCGGAGTTGAAGTCGGTGTATGAGCGCGCAGAGGACGTTAAGAAGTGGCGGGCGGAGTTACCTAAACGGGTAAGTTTTTCGTTGACGGGCGACACTTAATCCCGTCAGCGACCGACTACCGGTTATTCTTCGACGATCCATTCGTACAGGTCGTCCATGCGGCAGTTTAGAATTACCGAAAAAGTTTTCGCAGTATCAAGGTTCATCCGTTTTGTTCCGTGTACATAACCGGATACATGCGATTCTTTAACGCCAGACCTATCGGCGAGCTGCGCTTGGTTCATTCCAGCTTCACGGAGTCGGTCGCGAAGTAAACATTTACCTCGACGATACTTAACCGTATTAAACACCTCCGCAAAGCTTTTGCTTCACGGGGAAATTATAGCTTAAATATCGTTATTTTTCTACGTTATCAGGAACTATTTTAATGACTTTCTCAACGGGCACCTCTAGGAATAAGCAGATTTTTTCCAGGGTACCTATATACATTTTGAGATTTTTTTGTAAGTGGTTTTCTTTAATACTAGCTTGCGTCCTGGAACTGATAACTTGTCTCAAATCACTCAGTTTCATTCCTTTTTCTCTTAAAGTATCGAATAAAGGCGAAAAATCAACCATTGAAAATCCTCCTAAAAAATATGTTTACACGTATAAACATTTTCGTTATAATTCAATTATACTTAATCAGGGAATAAAAGTCATTCATTATTTAATCGGGGTGAATTACATGGAAGGTGTAAGGGAGTTCTTATTTAATAAAATTGAAGACAGAGATGACTTGGATGACAAAAAAGTTGCGGACTTTTTAAATATTTCTACAAGACAGGTTTATTACCTAAAAAGCGGACAGAGGGAGTTAACTTTTAGAAATGTATTGCGCCTAATTCTTCTTGTAGATCCTAAAAATTATAAAAGCAAAATGCGTCAGTGGTGCCTTAAAATGAGAACAGATGATTGTATTAAAAACACATTTGAGTATGCTGCTGTAACACGTGATGTTGGACTATTAAACCAATTGTTAACCAAACACAGGACAACAAAAGGAGTTATTGGTCAGTATGTGAAGGTTTACTCTTTTATATACAGTTATATGACTGGCGAAACAAAATTTCACCAAATGGGCGACGCGCTGTCTGCCTTAAAAAACATCAGTGATGCTTCTTTAAAAATTCTCTTGAATATCTACAAATGCATCGTTCTACTACACAAACGTCAATTCTCCTACTTAATAGATAAGGCAGCTGATATCGAGGCCGAAATTAAATCTTTGAGCGACAAGACACGGCTGTTCTTAAAGGAATGCTATCTGTTTCGTCTATCGGAGGTACTTTCCGTCGCGAATTTGTTTTTGAACAACTTAGAAGAGGCTAGGCACTACGCTAGTATTATTCTGCAATCTAATATCAACAAAAGAGCTGAATCAGATGCCTATTATGTGTTAGGTATGTCTTATCTAATTAAAAGCCCCAAAAAATGTCTTTTTTTCCTTGAGAAGAGTTGCGCTACGGCCGCGGAAACTAATTCAGAGTTAATAATGGAGGTTTCAGAATATAACCTGAGTATGGGGAAACTTCTCCTGTCTATTGAATTAGATAAAGATGATCACGAATCAGTTTTATCAGTTCAGCGCTATAAAGAAGGAAAAATCTCCTTTTCTGAAGCAGAGAAAAATGTTAAAAAAGTCGGCGATCTCGATTTATTGGATTACCTTAGAAGTATGGAAGGAAAAAAAGTTGAAAGTTTGTATAAAAAATTTCACTATTTCGTTGCCAATTCCAATCTTTATTTCGCAGTTATTATTGTGAGGGATTTGATCAACGCGGGGGAAAATTCCGAGTTTGTTAAATCTCTTGCTAATCTAAGTAAAGGTAATCCAAAAGGAGAGGTTTTATTTGAAAAAGATTTTATCAGTTGCTTTAGTGTTGGGAGTAGTTGTGGCAGGAGGGTTAGCGCTTAAATCAATTAATGGTGGCGGAGTAGAACAGCAGAAAGAACTTGCAATTAATATCATAGGAGGTTAGGACAAGGTCGCCCATTTAGGGCGGCTTTTATTTATCCATTTTGTTTAAACGTGTGAACAAAAGTAGTGTTTCAAAACCTTGTTCACTTTCAGAAAATTCAATATCAAATCATGCTAATATATGGTCATGGAAGAAAAACTTATAAAAAAAATAAAAAAACATGTGCCAATCTTTATCCAAGATTCGCAGTTATTATTGAAAGGGGAAATGATAGTTGGAACACGAAAAAAACTTAATAAAGCTGATTGATGAGTTCCAGACCACAGGGAGCAGCCAATCATTCCGAAACATATTTGATCATTTCAAATCTATGGTTTCAAATATCGCGAGGAAATACTCAAGAACAAGCGCGGTATTGCGGGATGAAATTGTAAGTGAATTAAACGAACGAGTTTGGTGGTGTGCAAAGAACTTCGACAAGCAAAAATCAACCGATGTTGTTAGCCACTTCAAACTACACTTAGCAAGAGCTGCGATCGATGTTACCAGGAAAAAGAATGGGACATATGTTAAGCGATCAATTCCGTTAGACACGACCGCGGAGGAGAATGCGGCAACATTCGAATCTGCATCGGATTTCGATTTAGAATCTTATGTAGTTGATCGAGTATCAGGCGAAATAAAAACGGACCACGATAAGCGGCAACTTATCGAGGCCCTAACGAATAACTCAGATGCTTTAACGACGGCAATCGTTAAAGAACATCTTTCACCCGAACAACCTAGCGCCCGGCAAATTGGACGTAAGCTAGGTGTTCACCACTACACCGTAACACGTGAGATTCGCAAACTTGCGAAAAACTATGACGCATCACAGCACGGCGATATTAGTGTTTATCTTGCTGTATAAAACGTAACTAGCCTCGGGAGGCGTAGCCACATCCTCATGATAACCGTTCTCATGTCAAAAGACAAGCGAACAGAATGCGAACACACCTTCCGATCTAGTACGTTTTACCTAAATAATATGGAGGCGAACGTACTATGAATATCCCCAAAATTACCGATTCTAATACGTATCCTGCGCTAGATCCGCGCAAACTTACCGAAATTTTATATCAAGGCGCATGGCCGGCCGACGAAGATCCGGCGGACTACTACCGACCACAATCGATAAAGGCGGTGCGCGTCGGATGAAACAATACGAAGTCACAAAGCACGCTATTGATCGCGCAGTCGAACGTCTCGGTGTCTTGCGGTCAGTCGCTCCTAATCACCTCGTTCAATTAATGCAGACGGCAGTCTATGTCGGAAGCAATCCGGATAAACGAGGCGGTCGGCAGGAAGTATACGATCACCACAAGAGCAGAGTTCGATTTATCGTATATAAAAATAAAATCGTGACCGTTTACAAAATGCCCGAACCACTCGACGCAATCCCTGACGAAATGAAGACGGCTTTACGGCGCAAAGCAAACGCAATGATCCGCCGTATCAAACGCGAGACTCGCGCACTTAACGTCCAGCTTGCGGAAAAGAACCTCGAAATTGCGCAGCTCGAATTGAATCGAGCAAAGGCCCGTTCGAATAAGGTTATCGCCAGTATTGACGCAAAAATTTCCGATCTGAAATCCGAATATAGCGAGCTTGCGGCCAAACGCTCGGAATTAACCGAGAAGGAAAAAGGAGTCGCCGCCTATGTCTAACGCATGGCTATTCGAAATATTTGCGGTGATTGCCACGCTTGTACTTGGCCGACTTATTTACGAGGTTAATCGCGAAGAAGGCGAATGAGGGCGGCGGACATTGCGGCCCGGCGCTCGGAGAATGTCGGGGCGGCCGTTAAGTAACAGAGTCGCGTCGCTACGGCTTAGCGCTGGCGGCGTTTCGGACGCAGTTACCGGCATTTTGCGAGGGCGAACAGCCTCAAAATTAAAACGTAGGGGGAAATCGAATGAGTCTAAGAGATACTTTGAAGCAACGCGAGGAACAGCGTGAGGCAGCGCAATCAGGCGGTGAGTTCCCGGAAGGTGTCACTCGTTATGTCCGTATGGGTAAACACGGAGAAGTAAATGCGGAAGGACGCACATTCGTTATTCTCGCTGATCCAGACGATTGGTTTGCGTACTATGTGCATGAGCAAAGCACATTTAACGGGCAGAGGACGATCTACCACTTCCGAAAGCATACGTGCCTGCACTCTCCGAAAGGAATCCGTGCTGATCAAAGCGCATTTAAGAAACCGAACCCTGACGCTTGCCCGTCTTGCTTAGTCGGTGCACCTCGTAAGCTGTACGCGATGATTCCGGTTTATGATCTCGAGTACAAAACATACCGCGTGATTGATACGAAAGAGTTCCACATTAACAACTTGATCGCGGACTATGACAAAGCCGAAAAGATGGGTCGCAAGTTTAATCCGGACTACACTCTCGTCGGTGAAGCCGTTCATATCAAACAAGTCGACAAGTCGTTCTCGTTAGAATCTGGCGATGCCTCTCCGGAACAGCTTGAGGAAGCGAAAAAGTTCATCGGAATTGATTACGGATACGAAGAACTCGCTAACTTCCGTGAAGAGTCCGACATCATTAAACTACTGCACGAAGCGGATGAGGAAGCGAAGATTGATCGCGCTAAACTGCCACCATTAGCGGAATCAACTAACGAAAAGGATAACGAAGAAGTCGACGAAGAAACGTTGCCGTTTTAATAAAACGAAGGGGGACGATTGAATGGCGCATCTCAAGGAAACTATCGGTAAGTATTCCGAACTGATCGCCCGCGCGGCTTTATTAGCCAGCGGGTGGCAGGCGGTATCAAAATCGGAGACAGAGGAATCCTTCGATATCAGCGCAAGAGATCCGGGCACTGGCGAATGGAAAACGTTCCAGGTTAAGACGATCCGGGACCGTAGAGAAGACCGCGGTTTCTTGACGGTAAGTGGGCGCAAAGGAGACGGCCAGCCTTATACGCCTGAAGACGTCGACTTCTTCATCGGTGTGCTGATCGGTGAGGGGGAATTCCCTCGTGTCTGGATGATCGATAATCGCGGCATTACGGACTATTGGGGACCGTCAGAACGGGAAGGCAAGAGATGGGTCGAAATGGATCTGAATTTCATGCGGGAAGATTTTGCGGAAAATAACGAAGCGGAGGCGGTATGATGGCGAAATTACACGGCGTGAAGACTCTCGATATGGTGAACGGTGAAGTTAAGAAGGTTGCGTATAATGGAGCGGAATATGAGCGCGTGGAAGGAACTCCGAGTATTTTCGGTAGAGACGGAGATCTATTGTTGAACGCTTACGATCACTCGGATCTGGAAGTAAACGCGTTTTATAAGATCGTTAATAAGAGTGGGTACGGGATGACCATCTATGATGAAGTAGAGGATTCGCACGGTAGTGCGCTTATTGCGGGTTCTGTGTTCCGCAAAGTCTCCGTATCTCAACCGTCATTAGAAGATCGCGTCAGCACAAACGAAAAGGATATCGAATCCCTAAAATCCGACGTTGCTGCGCTAAAAGGCGAAGCCAAGACGGAATACGTACGGATTGACAAGAGCGAGGCGAAGGCGGGCGATTTCGTTAAGTTTGACGAAGCTCCAAACGAATTTCTAACCGCAGGTAAGTATTACGAAATCTATCGCGTAGATGGTTGCGGAGATCCTCAAATCCGGGATGACGACGGTGACGGTTTTGACACTTACTGTGCCGATGATTTCGAAGTCTACCGTAAAGTTAGCGCCGCCGAGCCGAAGCCTGAACGCCTGAAAGTCGGTGATTATGTGAAGGTGGTCGGGAACGAAAGCGGTCATTATGCGGAAATTGATGAAATCGTACTAGTAAAAAGAGACGACAAAGATTTCGCACCTTTCCATTGCGAAAAATTAAACGGAAACGAAGCCGGAATTTTTTACGAAGATGAACTCGTCCGCTCCACTGACGAAGAAGTTGCCGAAGCAAAAGACGCGGCAGCTCGCGCAAAGTTTAAGAAAGGCGCTAAAGTCCGTTTGAAATCGGGCGGCGGCGTATGTCCGTTATTAGGTTTCGAAAACGGAAAAGTCTACACCGTAGTAGACAACGACTTCCTATGGGGTATTACCGAAAAGAAAATTCAGATTGAACATGATCGGGGCCGCGGTTGTGCAACGCCTGATCAGCTCGAACTCCTACCGGAAGAAGAGGTAGCAGAGATCGAAAAATGGGCCGCAATCGGACGTGAGGTAGGCGAGTATAAGGTCGGTGACATCGTTCAGTATTTATATGATGGGGAAATTTGCGAAGTTGTAGATGTCGCCGAGGATGGTAGCGTAAAAGTCGCTACTCAGAACCACGGAAATTGCACAGAAAATCAGTCAAGCATCGAACTCATAACGCCAGTCGAAGCGCGTTTCGATCGAAAGGGCGACGAGTAAGTGGACGCAAAACCTGCCGCCATCTGCGCCGCATGTAACCGGGTATTGAACGAAGGGCGATCCGCAACATACGATTCGCTCTTCGACCGGTACTTTTGCGGCAACGCTTGCTGGTCGGATTGGTATGCGGAAAACGAGGCGGAATACGAGCGGAAATGGACGGAGGAGGTCGATTTATGAGCAGGTCGAATAGGGCATTCGCTTATGTCTTCGGTATCTATAATTCTGCATTGTCCGTAATCGCTATATACAATTCGGAATGGCTATTCGCTGGATTATACGTATCTATGGCGTTATTTTTCGGTGCCATAAATTTTATCTCGGAGTAGTCCGAATCTATCACGCGAGAAAGGAGGATGCGAATGGAACTCGGAAATCTACGGTTGAATCTCAGCGCTTTGTCTCCTAAAAATGACGAAGTTAAAAACGAAAAAGTTACCGAAACAGCCAAGCGGAAGCAGAAGGCGAAAACGGCCGAACCGATCGAGGAAAGCTGGCGCCGGATATTTGCGAGCAAGCTATCGGAGACTGACCGTCAACGATTAAACGAAGTCAAGGCGGCAATGGACGCGGGCAAGCTCGCCAGGAATCCGTCTGACTGCGTGAACAAGGCCGGAAACCTGAAGGCGTTCAGCAAGGCGGAGGCCATGCGATTATGGAAGACGCTTCAAGAATCCCAGCGCGAAGAAACTTTGCGGAAGATGGTCGAGAATACACCGGAAAACTACTGGCTGATTACGGACGATGCCCGGCTCGACGAATTCCTCGCGTTGCTTGCTGACGAAGAAGAGATCGTATTCGACGTTGAGACGACGGGCACAGACGTATGGAGCGACTACATTGTCGGCCATGTATTGACGGCTATTAAAGCGGACATCCACGCGTATATCCCAACGAAACATAAGACGGATCATCCGCAATTAGATAACGACTTTGTCGTCGAAAAGCTGCGGCCGTTTTACGAAGATGAATCGATCGGAAAGCTCGCCCATAACGCAAAGTTCGATATTCACATGCTGGACCGCGAAGGAATTACATTGCGTGGCCTTACGTGGGACACACAGGAAGCGATGCGGCTGCTTAACGAAAATGAACCGTCATTTGCGCTGAAGAATCTCGTCACGAAATATCTACGGATTAAATCGGACACATACGAAGACTTATTCGGAAAGATCGGCTTTGACGAAGTGAGCGATCTACGAATTGCGCTCGCTTATGCGGCAAAAGACGGTGATGTGACGAGGAAGCTCCGCGATTTTCAACGCGAACACCTGAAAAAGTTTCCGGATATCCTTCGCTATTATGAGACGGTCGAAGTTCCATTAATCACCGTGGTACAGAAGCTCGAGTCAACCGGGTTCGACATCGACCTGGATTTCGCGGAGGAATACGGTAAGGAAATCAAAGCGGAAATCGATCGTTTGTATGCGGAGATTATCGACGAGTTGGGCGACATCAACATTAACTCGCCGGCGCAGCTGAAGCCAGCGTTAGAAGAAGCGACCGGAGAGAAGCTCGGCTCAACCGACGCAAAGAAAGTCCTAAAACCTCTTGCGAGCAAACATCCGATCATTAAGAAGCTGCTTGAATACAAAGAAAAATTCAAACTGTATTCAACGTACATCAACGCTTTGCCGGAATTAATCGACAAGAGGACCGGCAAACTCTACACGAATTTCAATCAGAACGGCGCAAAGACCGGTCGGTTTTCTTCCGGTGGAACAGGCGTCAACCTACAGAATCAACCGAAGGAAGCCCGGAAAATGTTCGTAGCTCCTAAAGGATATGCGATTTTAGGCGGAGACTGGAGTCAGCAAGAATACCGATGCCTGGCGTATTTCTCGCAAGATCCGAAACTTGTCGATAACTACCTACAAGGAAACGATCTATATGCGTCAATCGCTGCGGAGGTTTTCAATAAGCCGATCGAAGAATGCGGCGACGGATCAGTGTACCGGAAACAGGCGAAGGTCATCATGCTTGCGGTTGCTTACGGAGGAGGCGCGAACATGCTCAAGGACGCTATCGGAATATCGAAGAAAGAGGCGCAGAAGTTCCTCGACAACTTCTTCGAAAGGTTTCCGGTCGTCAAAAAGTGGGTCGAAACGAATCAAGCTTTCGTTAAGAAGCACGGATATGTTTGGATGGATCGCGGCCAACGTAAGAGACGTCTGCCTGACGCGAAGGACCGAAACGCCAAAGGCCATTATTCGGCCGTTTATACGCAGTCAACCAACGCAAGAGTCCAGGGATCAGCAGCGATCCAGACCAAAGCTACGATGATTGCGCTTCAAGAGTTATGCGACAGGAAGACGGCTGAAGGTCGCGGAGAATGGCGGATATGGTGCGTGGTGCATGACGAGGCGCTGCTTTTAGTGCCGGACACTATCACGCGAGAAGACGTTAAAGACTTCGAGGATGTCATGCTAAATACGTACGTTTTCGGCAATATTCCGAATAAGACGGATATCGAGATTTGCCGCAGATGGGGAAACGGTTTCTCGGTGGATGAATGGTTCAAAACGAAGGGAGACGATTAATTGACGAATTCAAACGGAAGATCAGCCGCAAATTCACTGCGGGCACAATTAAAAGAACCGACCACATACGCGCAGCAGATTGCGGATGAGTTGGTCGAATATCTAAACGAATGGCACTCGCTGCCGGAGACGTGGGATAACGCCCTGGACGCGCAGATCCATAAATGGTACGCCAATGCTCCGAAAGTATTTCCGAAGAAGCCGTATTTCTCACCGTCATCTGCTAACGCTTGCCCGCGCGAGCTTTACCATAAAGCGATCGGATCTCCGAGAGACGAAACGAAAAAGCCTCCGTATCAAGGACGGTGGACTCGGATTGGTACAGCGATCGGTGACGTAATCCAGCGCGACATTCTCTTCATGGAGAAACACTTCGAGAAGAAGACCGGCCGCCCCTGTCCGTTCAGCTTCGAAAAGAACGAAGACGGCACGCCAATGTTCGAGGATTTCGCGAAAAGGAATCATCCGGTCACACATCGCGGTTACTCGTTCAACCTTTACGGAACGTGCGACGGCATCATGCGCTACGTAACAGAAGACGGCGAAGTTCTGCGCGTTGGACTCGAGATTAAATCGAAGCAGACGACCGCAGCGAAGACGTCTCTCCATTCGATGCGGCAGCCGGAAGAAAAGCACGTCAAGCAATGCGTCGCCTACGGTCCGATGTATGGCGTCGACCTATACGTCATCCTTTACGTGAACGCGTCTAAGAAGTCGTGGGTGTATCCGGAAGGGGAATTCGAAAAGTCGCCGGACATGCGGGCGTTCGGTATCGAAATTACGGAGGAAGACGTCGAGCAGCTATTCGATAGATTCGTAGAGATCCGCAAATCTGTTGAGGAAGGAAAGCCGTTACCGTTGGATCTGAACGGCTGGACGTTTAACGGATACAAGACGGCGATTGCGAAGTCGCTGACGGACGAAGAACTGGCGGAGATTCGCGCAAAAGTGTCGCAAGTACGGAGATCGAACGTATACGAATCTACGAAACGGCAGTACGTTGGGGCGCTCGAATTTATCGAAAGAGTTCGCGAAGGGGAGGCGGAATGATGAGGACAGTTGTTAAAGCGAAAGTCATCGACGGTTGGGATACTGACCATCTTAATCGGTTGATGCAGAATTTCATTGAGGAATGTGTCAACGAAGGATTGTCCGTAGATGTCAAGGACGCGTATACATTGAAACCGGCGGGGCCTGTTTTAATTGTTGCGTATAAGGAGTCCCGATGAGTGGCGCCAAGCCTATCCGGGTCCTCGGCCTTGACCTTTCGTTAACATCGCCGGGATTCGCAATCATCGAAGCCAAGGGCGGAAAAGCTCGCCTCATAAAATCCGCCCATTTTAAAACGTCCGCATCAACCGATCAGCCATTGCGGTATGAGGAGATCGAAGCGTTTACGTTGCTGTTTGTTCGCGATAATCAGCCGTTCGACGTAATCGTTCGGGAGATATGGCCGCCAAGCCGCAACTATGCGCAGAACAATAAGATTCACGGAACATGGTCGTCCGTCGAACGGGCGCTTCACCGATACGGATACGAAGTCGATGTCCATGTTACGCCGGCCAACGTTAAGAAGACGGTCACCGGAAACGGAAACGCAAAGAAGCCGCAAGTTGCCGAGAGCGTGCGTGAATGGCTCGGACTACCTGACGACCACAAATTCGCAACAGACGATCATAGCGATGCTTGTGCGGTGGCGCTTACGTATCTGATCCGCGAGAAGATTATTAAACCGAAGGAGTGATCGGATGTTTAAACAGCGACTTATCGGAGCATTAGCGTACTTGGCTGCGCTCACCTTATTACTCGGACTGTTTTCTGCGGGATGCCTGACCGGCTTTGTCATCGTGACGGCGCTATTATCGGTCCCGGCGGTCGGAACAGTCGTTAAAGTCGGAATCACAATCGCAGTGGTTTTCATGGTAACCGCGTTACTCGCCGGATTAGCTGACCGACTGCACATCGCATACCGCGAACATAAACGCGTTCAAAAGGATGTAGAGGAGGAAACGCAATGACCTACGAATGCTACGGCGTGCCGGCCGCACAGTTGCGACAGTCCTTACGTTGGCTTGACGAACAACTTACCGATGTTGATTACGCAATCAGCCGGCACGAACGGAAGAGACTCGAACTTGAAATCGAGCGTGACCGGATTCTGGCGCGAAAAGACGAAATTGAGGCGGAACTAAAACGGAAGGAGTCGATCGAATGACATACGTTGCGATAGCGTGCCTATTACTTTTTACGCTGCTAGCACTCGTAGAGGAAACGAAAACAAAAGCGGAAAGACTCGCGAAAATTATCGTCCTGATTATGTACGCGATTCCTATCGGAGTGCTGGTGGCGTCGTTATGCTAATCGCCTACTACTCGCTG